AGAGTCCACTGCTGCGAGTGCTCTATCATGTGCCGCAGTCACCTTGTCAAACTCAGCCGAAAGAAATTGCTTCCTTCTCTTGGCATCTTCTATTCCCTTATATGTTCCAAAGAGAACTCCACTTAAGCCGCCTGTTGCTGCAAGCAATCCCTTTTCTGCAACGGATGGCCCCTTGACCCCTCCAAGAAGTTTAGCTTTTGCCTCTGCCATAACCGTTGCTCTTTGCGCGGCCATATCAGCGAGAGCCTTAATAGCTTCTTTTGACTGTCCAGATCGCGACTTATAAACCTGCGCGAACCTGTCCACCTCTTTAATTTCATTCTCAACTTCTTGCGTCAATCCGTTAGAATTTAATTTCTTGCCATAATCCAAACTGGTTGGGATAGGAAGGTCTGTGCGCGTAACATTGGCAACCTCTTCTTCAACCGGAATACCTGCTTCAAGGGTTGGGGTTTCTTGAGGAGGCAGAGGGGCAGCAGCCTTCTCGATAATTGTTTTCTCCTCAAGGAACGATTCCTCTGGAGATACAATCTCCTCTTCCTCTTCCTCTTTTTCGTCTTTTACGAAAATCTCATCAAATCTATTAGCCATAATTTAAGCTCCTATTTGTTTATCACTATCAACTCATGCCTGCAAAGCCTTTAGTGCCACCTGCTGCTGAACCAAGCTTTGCCGCCGTTCCAGCAAATCGTTCAAAGCTACTCGGAAGCTGTGCCTGTGTATTCCATATACTCGCCTGTGTTCCGAACACATTACCAGCGAACTGTGTTCCCTGTCCTCCGGCATTCGGATCAAGTCCGATACCTCTCTGCATCTGTTGCATGGTAAACGGTGATGCACCCTGTTGCAGTCCAGAAAGGTAACCGCCCTGTGCCGCAATCGGTTGCAGTCCGAGATAGGATTGGATGTTACCAATGTCCTGCTGTCTACCAGCCATCTGCTGTTGTGATCCAACATTTCTGGCTTGATTAACCTGCTGAACTCTCTGTATCGCGTTGGCAAATGATTGCTGTGCAAGTGCGTTAGCCTTATCACTTGAGGCTTGTCCACTACCGAGGAAGCCGAGAGCTTCACCTCTCCTCTGCCTACCCAACTGCATTCCACCTTCCATCTTCGCAATGGCTTCGCGCAGTCCCGCTCCAGTTCCCAACCCCTGCCCTCTCGCAGAGGCAGCACGACGAACACCTTGCTCCAGTGCGCGTTGTTGATCTGATGTGAGTTGTTCACCCATCATTAAGGAGTCGAGGATTTGAGTCTCAAGCTCTCCTCTGGTCGCAGCAGTCTGTCCGGTGTCAGCAAAAGTAGGAGCATCACCAACCTCCTCGTACTCAGTGAGACTTGCGATGTCTTCAGCACCCCTCTCACCACCCCTAAGTCTCTCTGCAAATTCTTCCCTTAAATCAAAGCCTTCAGGGTCAGATTGCCTTAGCTGTTCCCGTTGAGTGGCAATAAATTGTGGGCCAAACTCCGTAAGATTATCGAGTTGAGCTTGGCTCATCTGAGGAACCATACTTATTAGCTGCTCCATCTCGTTACGGGTAATGTCAACGTCACCGAATCCTGTGAAGTCTGCGGTACGTTCCGCTCCCGTGCGAGGGTCAGTGTAAGTGACAGCAGTCCCTTGTCTGGCTGCGTTCTCTATGAGTCGGCGGGTTGGTAATGTCTCAATGTCGGTGTATATGCCCTCGCGGTTTGCTTTAGCATAGTCCGGTGCTGGTGGTGGTGATGGTGATGATTTGCCCATGATTATTCTCCCATAAATCTACGTTTAGCTCTCTTCATATCTACTATTGTGACTCTGTTGTTGTACTTATGACGCATCCAAGCCATCTTTTCCGCAACATCCTTCCAATCCTCCCAAATCATGCGGTACATCTCGTTAAGGCTGCGGGGGTAACGACTGATAGCCGCCTCAATATAGCATATTGGCCCCTCAGTATCCTTATAATGCTCATTGCACTGCTCCTCATTGTCCACCATCCGTATTAGGGTAAGTCCAACCAGTTTTCCACCCGCTTCAACAGCGTAGTATCGGTCATTATTCACAAACCACTGCAACCAATCAAGCAAACGCTCTCTGCTCCACTCAGAACAGAAGTCAAGGCTACCCATCAGCAGGTCAGCCATCTCCTTCGTCTTCTTTGGGTACTGTGCAGTAGTCATCGTTGTGGATCAATGGTATCTGTGAAGGCTGAAGCCTTGATTGCGTGTAATGAGAGCCTTCCCCGCTCCGTTGTGGCCATATACTGTATCTCCTTGAACTTACCCCTACTCAGCATATTGAATGCCTTAACAAAGTGGTTGTTTTGGGGAGGAATAGTGACATCTTCCTCAAGAATGTCAGGAGCACACTGCTCAGAGAGGGTGTAACCGTCCTCAGACAGTATCTCAAAGCCGTCTTCCTGTAGGATGGCACTCTCAAATGCCTCCATATCCTTAATGTAATAGAAATTAACGTCTTGGCTGTCCATGAACTTGTTGTCCATGTCAAATTCCACTTGGTATCCGAGCTTATCAGAGTAAATCTCACCGAAATTATAGGCTCGACTGATGACTTCAGTCCGATAAGCCGTAGTCTGGTCGAGGTAATAGCTCTCGTCAGCCTTCGCATCCTGCACATAATCCAGCCAAGTATATAACTTGCCTGTTTCATCACCGAACATCAGCCGTATCTTGCCGCTGAATGCCGTTACCACAAAGGCATTGGGTGTCCACCCCTGCCAGTACCCGCTCCATGACTTCTGCTCCGTGTTATAGACAAAAACCCTGTTAGGAATCACGGCCCCGTCGATGCAAAGGCCGATCATGTAGCGATTTCTGTAATATACAGCACAAGCCTTATCCCCTTTATCCCTTGTCATCCTCTCAATGTAATCATTGATAGGGGCTGAGAGGGGTGTGGATACATCCGTCTGTGCTCCAGCCTCGATAGTCGAGAGGCTCCGAACTCCGTCACGAGAGAGAAAGAAAACATCAGAACCGACCTGTTGGACTGACTTGTGGCTGATGCAACCTATGCGGTTGTTGACCAGTTTAATGCTCCAATCAGCAACCTCTTGAGTCGGGTCAGCATCCACTGTCCAGATGCTTCTCTCCTTAAATATCAACAGCTTAAATCCGAACCACGGCATGATCGACATGATGGGATCACCTTCACCCTCACCGATTCTCATACTATTGCCGAGTATATCCCAACTTTCCCCGTCTAATACATCCGAAACGTAAAGTGTGTCCTGCGGAATAGCGGTATCTGCCGATGTGCAGAAGAGACGGTTGGAGTGTGCAGCCAGTAGCTTTGGCTTTGAGGGAACCTGCGAGATGTGGGCAATGCCTACTGCGGTTGTGCCTCCAGATGGGGCGGCATCAAAGGCTATCGTTGGGGGAATCGTTGCACTGTACCCGCTGCCTTGGTTTGTGATATTAGTGCTGACAACCTTCCCGCCGTAACCGAGCTTTGCCGTTGCCGCAGCAGCGGAACCGGAACTTGCCGTAAAAGTAATGGCCGGAACACTTGTATAACCCAACCCGTTGGTGGTTATGTCAATGCTTGTAACCTTTCCGGCTGTGATAGTTTGGCCTGTGGAAGACGAGTTAACGTACTCCAAGTTCCCTACTCCATCGCAGAAATACATCCTGTCAACGAGTTGGGCAAAGTAAACGTCTGAGGCTGTCGAAGAGAAAGTCCCTCCAGTGTCAGAGATTAATCCGGTTTCACCCACAATCTTGATCTTATAGGTTCCTGCGTCTGAGTCTGAATCTGCCAGTACAATCTTTTCTATGCTTGGTGTGTCAAAATAGCTTAGGGCAATAACGGAACCGTCCAGCACGTTAGACCATTTCGTAGTGATGGCTTCCCAATCATCAGTAATCTCATTCCAGACTCCATCAACAACATTATCAACCAACTGAGCCACACCCCGTCTGGTGATAAGATTGCCGAACGTGTCAAAGTCTGTGTTCCTTCCGAGGTTATACGCACCCTCGGCCATTACGTTCTTACGGACGTTACTAGCTTGACCCGCAGAGAAAGAGACATCCCCACCTAAAACGATAGGGTCATCAGTTAGATTGTTCTCAAGTTGCGGCATTAGTTCTTAGGCCCAAACTCAGCTACACTCCCGTGAAAGTCATAGTCATTGTAAGTGTAGGGAATAATCCGGCTTATGTTCTGCTCCTGTCCCTTCTCCAAGTCCCTCATAATCTGGACATGAGAAGCGGCTTCAGTAAATTTAACCTGTGCCTTCTGGTACTGTCTCGCTCTCTCAAGCATATCTCCCTCGGCAAAGGCAAGGAGGGCATTGTCAATCCCGTTTAAGGCAGGAGTATCCGTGTCTCCCAACGCAACCCAATTAAGTTTGCCCAACACAAACAGGGTTCCGGCAGACTTGGGAACTGGCACGGGCTTAATCCGGCAGTTACCGCTGCCGTCTTTTGGCAGGTTAATAAAGTTAGATGGGTTGGCTCTACGGTTTGCAATGTTCTCCCACGCATTAGGATCAATCTGGAAGAACGTCATCCAACTGTCGTTGAGTATGTTAAGTCCTTGATCCTTTCCGGTTTCGGTGAAACGCAGGGCTACAGGGAAATCCACCTTTGTCGATGGGGCAGAGGAGGATTGGTAAAAGGTAATGGAAGGAGCGGAGTCAATGGTGATCTCCGTGTCCTCTGCGGCAACTGCCTTGGAGGCAACCCCCATTGTTTCAGTCCATAACCCGCTGTCCCAAATCATTTGGTAACGGCGGTTGATGAAGTCCTTACAGACAGAGACAGACGAGGTATCCGTATCGGACAGCTTCGTGGTCACAAAATCGGCTAGTTCAGTTAAGGTCATATCTTTATTATGTAGTTAACAGCAAGGTAAGGTTGGACGTTATTGTGGGCAATATCTGTGCCGGAGGCTGGTGTTAAATCTGATGTTACGGAACTTGCTCCTGTTCCCCTGACTCCAGTTCCTCCCCCACCTGACACTGACTGAGTTGTGTTATAGATAGTAGTGTCATGCGTGTGAGCGGTTAACTCTGTCTCAACCAGCTTGTGGTTCTCGGTTCCTCCAGAGGCTCCTGCTGCAAAGTTAGTTCCGGCTGTAGTGTAATCTGTTCCAGATGTCCACTTAACATTTGATGCCTGTCCCACACCGACAGGGATTCTTCCCTTAAAGTCTGGCAGCTTGAAATCACTCCCGTCAGAACCTCCGTAAGTATTTCCGATAGCCGTATAAAGTGCCGCTAGAGTGGTGTCGGATACTGAATCCTTTGCCGAACCATCACAAAAAAGCCACCCGTCCGGTGCGGAAGCACCTCCGTATTGCATGATGCAGCCGGAGGGCAGAACTAATCGGGCAAATGCCGTGGTAGCAACCTTTGTGCTGGAATCACCAAAAGCCTGTGTGGTTGCTGTTACCCCGTCAGCCAACACGCTGGTGGCAGTTACGTTTCCGGTAAGATCACCAGTTACATCCCCCGTAACATCACCTGTAACATCACCTGTAACATCACCTGTAACATCACCTGTAACCCCTCCGGTTGCCGTGGTTACTCCGGTGACTGCCAGTGTTCCGGCTATAGTGGTATTGCCTGTAGTGTCGGCAACGATAAACTTGTCTGTGTCGCAGGTGATCCCACCGTTTGCTGCCAATGCTCCGGTCAGTGTGGTAATTCCTGTGACAGCAAGGGTTGTGTCCAGCGTTGCTGCACCTGTGACATTTAGTGCTGTCGGCTGGATGCCCCCTGTCGAGATGTTAAGCCCACTGGCAGTGCCGTCACCATCAGTGACGTTGCGGTAAGTTCCGTCCATTCCGACTACATTAAGTAGCTGCGCGTAGGTACTTGCTACTGTTGATCCTGTTAAGTCACCCATATCAGTCTGCCTCTATTCTTTGTTCTAGTTGGTTAATATACTTTCCAAGTTGTCTCACAAATTCCGCTCCTTCATCACTCTCAACCGCATTTTCAAACCCCGTCTGATTCCTCTCCACTATCTCCTGAAACCCGTTCAGCTTCACGCTCAAGCAACCGTTTGTAGCGAGCGGTAGCAATAAGAGAATCAACAGTTTTATCCTTCTCATCTTTTCTTTGTTGTGCCATCTGCGCCCTTGCAATCACCCCCAAGGACTCGACCGCATCCACAAGTCGTGGGAGCGCGGCCAAGCCTTTGAGAGCGGCAAGTATCATTTTTTCTTTGCGGCTGACGCATATTCTTTCATTGCATCTACAATCCCCTGCCCTCCGA